TTAACATAACACATATAATGCGCACTTAGCTATAGCTACTTTAAGGTCGCCAAGCCACAACGCAAACATGCCACAAACCATTGAAATACTTGATAATCCTAGCCCGTTAAACTTTTTTGCAATCTTCGCCCAAGCTTGTTGAGCTTCGTACGTTTTGGCTTTATCAGCGGCTAAATACACCAAAACGGATTCTGTATCTGCTCCAATTTCTTTAGCAAGAAAAAGCGCTTCATTTTCAGTTAGATAGCGTTCGCCTTTTCTTATACCTGATAGCTTTTGCACGCTTATCCCTAAATCATGAGCGATTTGCTTGTCCTGCACATAATTCTTCGCTGATTTATATGCGTCTAGCAATTGGTTTATGTACATTTTCCAATCCTCACTATTGGGTTTATGACTTCATTCTAGCTTATCTGTCCGCAAAAACGTGTATTTACAATTCGCAGATATGTGTATTTACTATACACAAATTCGTGTATTAGACCGCCTTAGTTTTGGGCGTTTGCCCTTGACGCTTACGTCTTGGCTTTGGCGGTCGCTCTCACACTCAACTAGTCAAGGTGGTTGTAATGGTTGTTTTAGAAACTGAAGTTAAAAACGTCAATGTTAAAACGTTAACGCTCCGTCACTTCGCGGTGTCTCACGTTCCCGCTTTCAAGCTTTGTTACATCACTACAACTGACATCTTTGAAGAAGTCGTCGTTCCCTTCAATCATTTTGGCTACTGCATTAGCACATTCGAAAACAACAAAGAGTCTTTTGGTTATGTTTCGGTTGGTGATTATGAGTTTCATTTTGAATCTGACGAATATGACGTTCTATGTCGCTTCCTAGGTATGACACCTTCGAGTACTACTGCATTGGAGGCTAAGTGATGACTGAATCAACTAACGAAAAGCTTTGTCCCGTCTGCATGGTGAATTTTACATCTGAAGATGCTTGTTCTGATTGCTCTGAGAACTTCGGCAATTGCTTTATTGGTTCTAAAACACGCTCTATCTATGACTGGATTGATGATGCTGTTGGTTGTCTTGGGGTCGTGTTTATTTGTGTGGTCGTTTATTTCTTTTTGTCTGAGATTTGGGAGTCATTCGAAATTTCACCTGAAGAATATCAGGGTTATTCAGTTTACTTGGAGCATGAATTTTGCGGTCAGATGGCTTTTGATTACGCGTCTGATGGTCGTGTGACTGTGTTTGAGTTGTCTGAGGTTCGTGATTGCACTAAGCAAGACGAAAAACGCGATTTCTACTCTAAATTGGAGGCTAATAAATGACTTTCGGTCTTCATAATTCAGAGAAGCGTCCAGTTTACTTCGAGCATCACTCAGACGGCTTTTGGTGTTCTATTGATGGTCAACCCGAGTACTTCAAAACCAAACAAGAAATGTACATGTTTGCGTGTGGTGAGTGTCGAGAATTGATTCAAATCACGGATGAAAATGAGCGCGAACTTCGTGAGTCTGGCGCTTTTGATGCGGATTACTGCGATGAATAAAACCATTATCGACTTCGTTAGTTTTTCAGGCTCTCCTGAGTTACTTGAGCGTTGCAAAGAAATGGCTAAGCAGCGTTTCGCTATCTCTCAGATTAACGAGTTCCAATCACAAAACGTTGTGGCTATTGCTCATCGTGAGCGAACTCAGAGTGAATGGTTTTTACAGAATCTTGCTGTTGAGTTGGGTTGTGATGAGTCCAGTGATTTTGCTAATCGTGACTTGTTCTTTTCGTCTGCTGCTGAGGCTTTGTATAACGCTGACTTGATTATTGATGCTTCTAAATCATTCAAGGAATGCTATGACTCTCTGATTGCTAATATCGGTATCGATATGTTGGACGTGCTTTGTCATGGCGAGGTGGAATCGTTTCTTGAGGTACTTCAAAACGAAATCAGCTATGAGGGTAATCATTGGGAAATCCAACGTAAAGGCGGCGGATTTTCTGGTTATTGTCATTCAGCTAAGTTGCTTTGCAATGGTACTCAAGCTGGTTTAGTTGCTTGGGGTGCGGCTAACTTTGGCTTTTATGTATCGTTTTCTGGTAAGGGTTGCGAGGCTGTTGATATGGCTAAGCTTCAATACTCTCTTAAACAGATGCCTCACACTAAATTAACTCGTGTGGATATTGCTCTTGATGATATGCAAGGCAATGTGACGATTGATGAGATTAAAGAGCGTTACTGTAACGGTGAATTCATTACACGTGGCACACCTCCATCTTGGGGTGAGTTTTGGGGTGGTCGCGGTATGAGTACTGAAGACCGTAGAAAATGCGGTTTGGTTCCTGATGCTGGTCATACGTTCTATGTAGGTGCTCGTGAGAACGGGAAGATATTCCGCGCTTACCACAAGGGTGCGCAACTTAAGTGTAAGGACTTCCCAAACTGGAATCGTTTCGAGGTTCAGATTGGTAACCGTTACCGTGTTATTCCTTTGGATGTTTTGACTAACAGTGACCAGTATTTTTCGGGTGCATACCCTGCTCTATCTACTTTAATTCCTAGCGTTGTTCCTGTGGCTATTCCGACAGTGAAAGTTCAGTTCCAAACAACGTTAGAAAACGCAATCAAACATGCGAAAACTCAGTACGGTAAGTTGATTAACTTAATGTCTCAGCTTTATGCCGATGAAAAAAATTCGCATGAAAAAATTATCAAGCGTCTTACTGACGGCTTGGATATTACGGATATCCCCGACCGGATTAACTTTCCAGTCGGTCGGGCTTTAAACGCAATCAATCTGGAGTAAATGAAATGAGTAACACGATTACTGTTGTTGTAGCTGGCTGTGAGCATTCTGTTGGGTTGTCCAAAAAGGACGATACGCCATATAACTTTGCTCAACTTAATATCCTGACACCAAATCAGGGTTGGAAGTCAGCAAAGGGTCAATGTAAAGCCTACGGTTTGGCTCAACGTCAAATGCCTATGTCGGCTAACCCTGCTTTGTTATCTGAGTTCGACAAAATTCAAAATCAGTTCCCTGTTAAATGTGTTCTGACTCTCGAACCTGACCCTGAGAACCCTCAGCGCAACCTAGTTACTGATTTCAAAATTGCGGAGTTAGAAGACGAATTATGACTCTCTCAGTCTGTGCGGAAATCCTCACTGATGGAACGATTAAAGCTTTCCCCTACGAGCCTTTAGCTAATTGTACGTTCGTAGTGGTGAGCAATGATGACTATCGGTTAATGGATGGTCGTGCACGCTTAGAGTTTGATATTGACGCGACATTTTATTCTGAAATTACGGGTTATTTGTTGCTGTCTTTTTTGTCTGGCCATGTTCTTGGCCGAATCGTTAAAGGGCTTGGTAAAGCCTAATTTTGATAATCCTTTTGGAGATATTTCTATGGTAAATCTTGTTAAGAAATTTGGCGTAAAAACGGCTGTTGTAACTGGTGCTCTCGTTACTTCTGCTTCCTCTTTTGCTGCTGACCATTCTGCAGCAATTAACGCAGCGGTTACTGAAGGTCAAGCTAACTACACACTGGTTGTCGTTGGTCTAATTGGTCTTGCGGCTATCGGCTTCGGTCTTCATATGATGATTAGCTCAATGCGTTCTTAATCATTATGCAGGAGACCTTAACCGCCACGCTCACCTTTATATTCGCTCTCTCGATGTTTGGTGCATTCGTTGGGGGGTTTAAGTCCGGTGTTAACGCCTCCTAGTGGGGCGTTATTTTTTATAAGGGATACAAATGAGTATTAAACAAAGCATTGCGTCACTGGTTATTTTGCTGAGTGTTTCGTTTAGTGCTTTTTCTAACGATTATTTTCGCATTATCCGTGTTGATAGTCAGTTGTGTGGCGGCTGGGGTGTTGGTTCTATTATTACTAGTGACCTTTTTTCTTCAGCCTGTATTGGTGGTTTCTCGCCTAATGGTGACAAAATTATCAGGTCTGCTTCTTGTTCTGGCACTCGTTGTTCTGCCTGTTGGCCTAAATACACTGAGGGTAACTCTACTAACCAGTGTCAAACTGTATACACAATTCAGGGTGTTGATGCTATCTGTTCTGATGGTGAGCAGTTTAATCCAGAAACCGGAATGTGCGAAGGTCCACCTGAGGAGGCATTTTGCTCTAAAGAGTCAACCCAGCAACAAATGAGAGATTATGAAACTCAGTGTTTTGCCGATGGTGGCTCTCCAACAATTGTTTGTAATGACTTGGTCGACCCCCCTGATTTTCGTATGTCTTGCGATATTGCTCCACCTCCACCTGAGGGTTGTGAGCCTGGTTCTCCATCTTGGCCTTCATGTTTGGATGATGAAAACAAATGTGATGAAAATCATCCTGATTGGAATCCAGAATACGGAATGTGTTGTACGCCAGATAACAATTGGTGTGATGTTCCCCCGCCTGAGTCTTGCACTATCTTCTCTCCAAATTGGCCCGCATGTTCAGGTGATACAGATATTGACCCTCCTTCGGGCGGTGATTTAGGTGACCCTGATAAACCAGACGGTGGGGGTTCTGGTGGTACTGACCCTGATAAACCTGAGCCGGATGTTGATAATACTAGTGACACTCTAGCGGCTATTAAGGCGATGAATAAGGATGTTAACTTCCAGCTGACTGGCATCAATAACGACATGAACAAAAACCAAGCTGAAACCAAATCGGCTCTTGATGCTCTCAAGGCTTCTGTTGATTTAAATACCGATACGGTTGTTGATAATGCCAATCACGTTGCGAATGCGATACAAGGACAATCGGACATGTTGTCTGATATTGGTAATAAAACGAATGGCCTGCTTACTTCTGCGAACAATCTTTTAAATAATGGTTTTGGGCAACTATCTAACGACCTTGGTGATTTGCAGTCGACCAATCAAAAAGGCTTTGGTGATGTTATCGATGCACTTAATGAACTTGGTAATACCGATGTAACTCAAGGTCAAGGTGAGGCCCCTGTTCTTCTCTATGATGGTGCTCAGTACGCTAATTTGCTTTCTGAGGTTGAAGCATTAAAGGGCGAGTACAAACAAATTCTTAATGACTTCAAGTCTTACTTTAACTTTAACGATGGCGTGAATAGTGGTGATTTTAATCCTCACAATCTGGGGCTTAACTGGCATGGCAACGCTATCAATCAAAAAAACCAAGTCATGCTAGCGTTACAGGATAACGCCGGAATCGTATCCGCCGTGGTTTTGTTTATCTTTGGCATGTTGGGCATACGCGCACTTGTGGGGGCTTTGTAATGACAGACTTCTTTCAGTTAATGGCTAACTTTGGTGACACCATTTACAACTATCTGACCAATATGGGGAACTTTTTTGACCAGATAATGGTGTGGCTCCAAACGTGGTGGATAAAGATGAAGTTAATGGTCGCTATTGAGTTTCTTAAGGTCTCTTATCTCGTTGCCACTTCACTACTCGATGAAATTGGCTTTAGTGCACTCTTTAGTCAGCTCTTTAACCTCCTACCTTCTGAACTTAGATACTGGGGAGTGTTATTCAAGGTTCCTGAGGGTATGGCTATTTATGTTAACTGTGCCACTACCGCACTTGTTATGCGTATGTCGAGGTAATTCATGGCTATTAGTATTCGTACTGGCGGTAATGGTTCTTACAAATCAGCGTATACGGCTTGGTTTGTGATTCTTCCTGCTCTTAAGGCTGGTCGCGTTGTGGTAACTAACTTTGAGGGTATGCAGCCATTAGAAGAAATTGAGGAGCGATTAAACATTAAGTTTCCATCGTCTGCTAAGTTGATTCGTATCTTCTCTCGTTCTGAGATTGGCATTGAACTCTGGCAGCATTTCTTTTGTTGGTGTCCTCTCAATGCGCTTATTGTTATTGATGAGTGTCAGGATATTTTCTCCAAGAATATTGGTTTTGATGGTCGCAAAATCAAATATCGCCCTCTTGAGGAGTTTCTTCCTCATCTACCTAAGGGTTATAAAGAGTTCTTTGATTCTCGCCATGTTCCGGTTGATTTAAGTACCCTCCAATCTTGCGAGATTGATGATTTGGGTGTTGCTGAGTATGACGCCAACGGTCGCATAATCTACCCGTTAACTTATAACGAGGGCTTTATGCGCCATAGAAAATACAATTGGGATATCGAGTTGCTCTCTCCTGACTGGCAGCAAATAGATAGTTCAATTAAGGCGTGTGCGGAGCAAGCATTCTTCCACAAAAATAGGGATGGTTTCTTTTTTGCTAAGCGCAAACCTTGGATATACAAACACCCTACCACCGTGTCTAAGCCTGTTATTCCACATAAGAAAGATGCCAACCTGTTTCCTCAGAAGATTCCTATTGAGGCTCATCTTCTTTACAAATCGACGGGTACGGGTGCCGCTACCAAATCAGGGGGCTTGAATACACTGTTTCGCTCCCCGAAATTCTTTCTCGCTCTTTTCTTAATGATTGCTTGTCCGGTGTACTTTATTTATGGCGTTATGGATTTATTTACTCAAGATGAAAGTCAGGTTTCAACAAATGAACCTGCGACGGGTGTTAATAGCCAAGCTGTGGAATCTGTTCCGGTTGGACGGTCTGCGCAGCCTGCTCAAGGTGGTTCTGTTTTACCTAGCGGTGGGGATTCTAATCCGAATTCTCAGCAAGTTAGCTCTCCTTTTGTTCCTGTAACTCAAGTTCTTTACTTTGAGGGTTTACAAAACGCTTACTTATCGGGATTTCATAAGCGCACCAACATCAAGGAAAAGAATGGTCTTAACCTGAGAACGGCGCACTTTGATGTGATCATTAACGCTTACACCGATGATGGTTTGTATTCTCTAAACAAGCGCTATCTTGATGCGGTTGATGTTCAATTTGAGTTACTCGATGAATGTTTGATGGTTCTAAAACAAGGTCAGCTTAAGAGCCTTATTACGTGCGAGCCATCCAATCCGGTTGAACGTATGGAACGTGAGGCGGTTGAGACGGATGTCGCCAGTATTGGCTCTCTACGAGGTCAAGCGATGAGTGAAAACTCTTTTTTGATGTGAGGTTTTGATGTGGCTTGTTGATACTGTGCGTGAAATTTATGTTTTGGTTTTATCTTGCTGTGGTGTGATTATGTTTGCGCTTTTATTTGGTGGTTCTAATGAATGA